CCGGTGCCCCCGGAAAGCGTTCGTAGAGCATCGGCTTGAGCATGGTCCGCATGAACCTCTGCACGCCCATGTCGAACGAGACACACTCACCGAGAATCAGTGCGCGACCACGCGGGTCTTGCTGCCCGAGCACCGCCGCCGGGGTCAACCCCAAGTCCATCCCGATGACGATAGGTCTCACGCCATTGACGATCGGCCGCAGGGAATTCTTGGCCATGTGGTAGTCGGGCCTGAAGTACTTGTACACCGGCATACCGGCGCTGGAGAGGCCATACTCGCCGTCGATATAGACCCGGATGTACTCATCGCTGCGGCCCTGAGTGTCGTAGTAGCCTTCCGGCAGGTTCTCGATGTTCTCGGCGTACGGCGATCGTCCGGACGGCTGCTTGAACACAGCCCAGCCGTTGTCGTTCGGAGACACCCCGTCTTTCGGGTCCAGTCCTTCCAACTGGTAGTACCACCATGTGTCCATGGTCGGCGGGTTGGTATCCCCCCACATGCCATGCCACGAGGGTCCGCCGTCCTTGGCAGACGGAAAACGACCGATGCGCTTGCTCATGGCGTCCACGATATCCGGGTGAATATCCCGACACTCGTTGAACCAAGCGAACGACAACTCCAGCGAGTTCAGGTTAGCCACATCGTCCGCATCGTCCAGCGCACGGAACATGATCTCGCACTCGACCTCTCCGACTTTGAAGAAGTAGGTCTTGGTAGTGCGCATGTAGTCGCCACACTGCCCCGGCGGGAACCAGTCCAGAAACGTCTTGATCGTGGTGTCCTGCAACTGCCGGGCGGTCTCGCGTACCACAGCCGCTCGCGTGCGGCGTCTTCCCTGCTCGTCAGGCCGCTGCATACTGGCCCGTCGCACGATCTCGAAACTGCAGGTGACCGACTTGCCGGAACCCACTGGCCCCATGAGGACGCGCATCTTGGCGTCCGATTCCATGAACTTGGCCCCTGTGGGTGGGGGCGTGTAGTTAATTTCGAGTGGCATACTAAGTTTCTAGATGGTGGAGTTGCGTAGCAACTTGAGTGGCATACTAAGTTTCTAGATGGTGGAGTTGCGTAGCAACTCAAGTGGCATTGGGAGGTACGTCCTCTACCAACAGTACCACGAAACTGCGGGTTTTCTTGCCATTGCGCTTGGCCTTGACGATGCGGGTCAGGAACGAAATCCCGGCATTCTTCAACGCACTCGTGAAGTTGTGGTACTCGACGCTGTTATCGAACACAGCGGCTTCATGGCCTTCATACGTTGTGTGAAAGCGCTTGCTCAGGCTGGTCGGCAAAGTCAGCATCTATGGGTTCCGGGGTTAGGTCTATGACTCTGGCATCCTCGGGCTTGCTGCCCAAGTTGATCGTGATCTTGACTCCACCGGCAGAGGTTTCCTGCGGCAAGTCCTTAGGCTCAAGTCCAGCCCACTTGACTGTGGACTTGATCAGGTCGGCTTTGACTGCCGGGGATACAGCCGGGTCGTGGATCAAGAGCCACGAAGTTGTCAGGAGTTCTTCGGCTTGCGTGCGGGCCTTGAGTTTGAACGTGATGCCCTTGTCGCGGACTTCGGTACGGAAGTGATCGACTTTCTTGAGAAACACCGGGTCGGTGTTGAAGTCCAGAATCTCTTGCGTGGTGATCTTGTGCCGAAGCAAAACGTCGGAGAGAGGTTCCCCGCTACCCTCAAGGGTAAGAGCCACATCGAACGCCAGTCTGTCAGACCATTTCGTAGGTCGCAGTGGATGGAAATCCATGGCTCATCTTAGCGCCTATGTTCTTTCCAATGCAAGATGCGGTGGCAGTTCGAGCAAAGCGGTATGCACTTGGTCTCGGCTTCCTTGATCGCGGCGGGGATGTTGTTCCTGACTGCCGCCAATTTATTGACGGACTGCTTGTTCTTGCGAATGACATGGTGGAAGTCGATGACCGCCGGGTGACTGAATCCGCAGTGGGCGCACTTCTTGCCCGCCTTGTAGGCTTCCCATTCCTTCCGCTTGACCCTGCGGAGTTTCTTGTTCTTGGCTATCTGGACCTTGCGGTTCTTGAGGTACCAAGTCCGGGAGTAGGTCTTCTGTCGAACTTTGGCGAGGTCTTTGTCCTGTAAAGGCATGGCGCGGCAGTGTAGCAGAGGAATGTGTAAAGTTTTAGTTTTTTGGGGTTGTGGTTTAAGCGGTTTACTACAAATAGGGGGGGCCTGCCAAACGCCAGTCCATGTACCCCCCTCCCCCCTCCCGATCGCGCAGCCGTGCGCGAGCCGCGACCGTCCGACTGCCCCGCTGAACCGCCGCAAACTTGACATTCGTGTCACGTTATGCGAGATTGAAATCGTCGGTTGCAGGTGCAGCCGACACGCGGCACAAGCGGCCGCGGGTTGTTTAACAATCTGAACTGGAGGAGCGCAAATGCGCAACTTTGAAGGTACCGTCCGGGTGCGGATTCACCCGGTAAAGGGTCTCATGCTCGACAAGGGCGTGAGTGGCTCCACCCTCACGGCGGCCGACGCGGCCAAAGTGTTGTCCATCGCACTGGACGCGGCGGACAAGCAGAAGGTGGGTTTCGACAGGTGGTCGTTTTATCTTCCGGGGATCAACGAGAAGTTGAAGAAGGAAGTCAAGACCATCCCCTCGAAGGTCGTCGCGGAAGCGGTGAAGGAGGGAGCGTGGCCGATGATTCGAGCGGGGAAGTTCAGCAACCCTGTGATGGTCATCGCCAAGCCGACCGGCGAGGTGAAGCGAGAGTCCAAAATTGTGGACATCGCGTAAAGCGAAACGGGAAAGGCGGCCGAAAGGCCGCCCGACCCAAACCTAGGAGACGATGATGATGTTCAGGAAATTGAAGTTCGGCCCTCGCGAATACTGGCGATGGCGACTTTGCAGGATCGGTCGCGACGTCGTGTGCGCGAAACGACTGGTCGGACGATGGTACTACGTACGCTACATCAGAACGATGTAGCACCAACGGGAAAGGCGGCCGAAAGGCCGCCCGACCCAAACCTAGGAGACGATGATGCCGAAACGGAATGTCTACTTTCCGAAAGAGTTGATCGATGAGATGTCCAAGCATGACGTTAACTGGTCGAAGGTATGTCAGGAGGCGGTCGAGGAACGCCTGAAGGCTGAAGATACCAAGTACCAGAAGACGAAGCAGTACGAGCAACACTCCGCTGCACTGATGTGACCACTGACCCGCCCTAACCCGGCGGGTCTTTTTTTGCCTGTGCGCAGGCGCTGTAGTTTTCTTCTTGATTCCATACGTCGGGGGCTTGTAGCACGCCCCATCAATACCGCGTGTCTGGGGGGCAAAATCGCTAAGTCATTGATTTATAAGGAACAATCTAAATAATCTAAGTGGAACTTTACGCAGAATCGCTAGATAGATCTGTCTAGTTTTACATGTCAAGTTTCGTAAGTCATTGATTTTCCAAGGATATGTCGGGGGAGCCAGTCTATATATGATACTAATAATCTAAATAATATATAGATTTTGATGTCTTCTCTCGCAGAATTTGTCTCGATACTGTATATCCATACAGTACCTCCCTCCTAATTTTTAGCGCCACATTACTTCAAAAAACATAGATTATTTAGATCATTGCGCGTAACCCATTGATTTCCTTAGTGTTTTTACGATCTATCTTTTGATCTATCTTCGTTACCTTACACTTATCACTTAGATCATCGTCATAGATTTCAGAAATTTTGGGGAGTCCGAGGGGGAAACTTGACACCGGCGGCGGTTTGGGCGAGGGTGTTCGGGTCGGCTTGTTCTATTTAATAACTCTACTGGAGGCCATATGGCTACTTTTGAAGGTACTGTTCGCATCCGTCTTCACCCTGTCAAGGGGATCGTGATTGATCGGGGAACTGCAACGTCAACGCTCACAGCGGCCGATGCTCCTGTCATCCTCGGCAAGATGCTTGATGCAGCAGAGGCTCACGGCGTCGGGATCGATCGTTGGTCGCTGTATATCCCTGAGGTTGCCACGGCGATGAAGAAGTCGGAAAAGCAGATTCCGATCGGCAAGATCAAGCCGTATCTGGACGGCAGTCGTGCTGTGGTTCTCACGGCCGGGAACTACGGGTCGCCGAGGCTCATTGTGGCATCGCCTGTCAAGACGGTGAAGACGAGCAAGATCGTCGATATCGCTTAACTCTAACCTCTAACCCCTAGCGACCTGAGCATGTCGTTAAACTGCTCGGAGGGTTTATGAATCTGCACCCGATCAATGGCACCACGACGGTGTACAGCAATGACCGTGTAACCGAACACAAGGTGTTCAAGGACGGAATGCTGATGTACCACTATCGCATCGACGAATTTGCGAATGGATGGTCTGTCTGGGTCAACGGATGGATTTGGCAGGAGCCTTTCCGGTCTAACCGGGAGGCGTATCTCTGGATCATCGACAACGATGTCGAGAATTTGGATATCCGCTAACCAGATCGAAACGGGCTACGGCCCGTCGTGCCGTGATGCGGCACCTGATGAGATCAATCATTAACATACGGAGCAATGAAGTATGGCAGAGGTTAACAAGGCCAAAAAGCGACAGGGGGCTTCTGGCAAGGCCAAGTATGCGGCCCAGTATGGGGTCACGTTCAACAACAAGAAGAAGGCTCTGACCAAGCACATCAAGACGCTTGAGGCTGCTCTGGCAGCGGCCAATGGCGAGGCCAAGACCAAGCGGCTCAAGGCCGCTATCGACGACACCATGCGGGCGATGCTCGCTCTCAAACTCAAGGCGTAATCACTGGGGGGCTTCGGCCCCCCTTTCCTTCGGAGATTGCTATGCAATGCCGTCCTTGTATATCCCGTGGAGTTATCACGGAAGTGGCTGCATCTAGGCAGCGTCGTATCGATGGGGGCCAGTTCCTCTGTGAGGACTGTGCCGAGACTGTGGCGCGGAAACGGAAGTGGACTATAGGTCAAATGCATAAATCCAATGCGATTGTGATTACCGACATGAGCCTACTCAAGCAGTTAAACAAAGGGGGGTTGGTGCGATGAGTGACGAAGCCTTCGATGAACTGATCGACGCCCTGCGGGACTTCGTGCTGCATAACGCAGAGGACATGAGTTACATGACTGTCATCGGGCATGATCGGAAGCAAGCCCTGATCGCAGCACTCAAGAACGTACTTAAGCATAAGGAGGATGAG